TAAAGATTAGTGAGTTTGTTAAGGTATCTGAAAATACAGGTATCACAGATAATAGGACTACTATGGGTGTTCGTCAGTTATTGGAGGAGGCTTTCTCTGATAGTAAGTATCAGTTAGTAGCTGATGACAACGCAGATTTTATAGCGTCAGCTGAGATTGTTTGGGTTGGAAGACCAGACGAAGCATTCAGTATCATCGGTTTGTTCAGTCGTAGAAAGTCTGAGACTGAAGTTCGTATGAATATTTTGGTTAGAGAGGTAGCTACGGATAAGGTGGTATCAAGTAGAGGTGTTGGAACAATCCAAACAGATATATCTGCTACAGGATTACAGATTGAAGAAGACCTACCTTTTAACCAAAGTGAGTTTGGTGGAGCTATTAGAAAAGCTATAGACGAGGCGATGAAGCAATACAAATGATTAAACTTAAAGATTTATTAATGGAATCCACTTATGCACCATCTAAACAAGCTGGGCCTAGTTGGATAGATAATAAGTGGTATCCCGCTCACACAAAATCCGTATTGAATTGGGTTCGTCAAAGAGATGTGATTCCTCTAACACCATCGGTTGTGGAGAAAGCTCTTGGTAAAAAAATACCTGTAAAATCATTTCACATTACAGGACCAGATGGAATACGACAACTTAAATATGTTCTCAATAGAAAAAAAACTATATCTACATTTACAGCAACTCACGAAGATGAATCATTAGCTAAAGGTCGTGGTGTTCAAACAGGTATGGGTGGTATTATTTGTTATGTAGAGGGACATTTATTAGCAAAAAGGTCTATGGATTTTGATACAACACCTGATAAACAAGGTCGTAGATGGGTAAAGGCTTGGCATGTGTTTGATAAGGATAGTATGATATGGACAAATGCTTTAAAATCTTCTAAACTTGATTATGATAGTATTAGTGATAAAATGACCGATATAGAGAGAGAATATCACGACAGATGGATGTTACCAAGTGATGACCCTAATAGGATTAGTTATGATGACTATAAAGAGCAAGTTAAAAAAGCACAAGGGCCAGTCATTAACAAATATGTAAAAGATTATATTGATGTAGCAAACAAAACTTTACTTAAAAATAAAAAACTATTCAAGAAGAGTTTGATTAATTCTAAACATAATAAAAGAACTGCTTGGTGGAATGAACTTCTTGTTTATGATACAAAGATAATAGATATATTTGTAATGCAAAGAGTATTGGATAATAGTGTATTGGCTAAAGTTGAAATAGAAAAATTATTATCAACAGCAAGTGGTAACAAACCAATTACTATCGGTTCACCTGCTCAGTTTAGAAAATGGTTCAAAGAACGAAAAGGTAAAATTCACAAGGGTTAATAATGATGAAACATTTAAAAGAAAATAATATAGGATATTGGAAACATTGGTGGAGAGCCATGAAGATGAGTGGAGCTTTATTCATACACGCTTGGTTACCAGATGTTTTATCTGATTATGCAAGTAAGGAGTTATCTAAATGAAAAAAGAATTTGTTATAGGTGTATTGTTAAACATAGCAACTGTTCTTGCAGTTGTTGGTGTCCGTTATTATTATGCTAAACAAGAAATGGATTTTTTAAAAGAAGATTCAGTTAGACAAGAACAACTTATCCAAGAAAATGAATACACTATAGATACTCTTAAAACTGAAGTGGTGAAATTAAACAACCACGGAGCAAAACTTGTAAATGAAATACAAGATATAAAAACAAAACATTACGAAAGAGTTCGTTGGGAAAAAGAATACGAACAAAGAATTGATAACCTAAGAGAATCTCTTGATTCAGTAAAATTTGAGATATCTTTAGGTGAGAGTGGTTTAATACCATTTGAAAAAGAATTTGGTGTACAAGATAATTATTTGAGAATCTTTGGTCGTACAGGCGTGAAGATAAAAGATAATAAAGTCTTAGACTCTGAAACTGATTTATCTTTTGATGGTGAAATAAATATTGGAGCACCTGAAATAGAACAGATAGGTAAACATGAGTTCAAGGCTGTACTACCAAGTAAATCCTTTGATGGATTGAGACTTACGGGTGGAGAAAGTAAACCTATAAGTCTAAAACCACCAAGAAACCAAATATCTTTTGGGCCAATGGTTGGAGTTACTTATAACGCGGTTACAGGATTGACAGAACCTATATGGGGTTTTGGAATAACTTACAACTTAGTAAAACTTTGGGATTGGAAATAAAATGGCTTTTAAAGATATATTTAAAGATGAAAATGAGTTTAATGAAAAAACAATCATTGGATTTTTATCATTCACTATCATGGGAATGTATAGTGCAGTGGATTTAATAACAGGTTATATGGGTTTAGATTTACCTATTAATGACTTTGTTTATAATAGTTTTCTATATATTACTTTAGGGTGTTTTGGTATCGCTGGTGTTGAAAAAGTAATGGGTGGAAATAAAGAAAATGGTAAAAGTTGATAATTATAGGTAGAGAATATGCCGAACAGAAATGCGAAAGATAGAAAAAGAAAAAGAATTTTGACTAACAAAAAATTGGCTAGAGAAGGTAGAACAGCTAAACAATATAAAAAATGGTTAGAAAAAAATGAATCAAAAAACAAAACAGGTATTGGAACTTATAGAAGATAATAAGTGTATCTTCTGTGGAACTTACACAAATGAAGACCTACGAAAGTGGTTTGGTAAAGGTGGTGCAGGTGGTTCTGGCGGTGGAGGTTGGGATAGGTATTCCTCTACTGGTAAAAAACTAGGAAAATGTGGTGATGGTGAAGAGGGTGGAGCGTATGCAGCCTGTCTATCAAAGTCAAAGGCTAGAAAACTTGGTAAAAAGGGAATCGCAGCATTTGTCAATAGAAAAAGAAAAGCACAGAAAAAAGGTGGTGACCCCAAAAAAGGTGGTGAAAGAAGTAAAGGGCAAAAGACCATCAAGGTAAAAACAGGTGCATAGATATCTCGTAGAAAAATTTGATTGTGGCTGTCTTCACTTATATGAAGTTGTTAAAGAAAAAAAGTGGAGTCAAAAATATAAGAAAAGTATTGATTGTAACAACCCAAAAGGTTTTAGTCAAAAAGCACATTGTGCAGGAAGAAAAAAACGAAAATAGGTAATAATATGGATACTTATAATAAATCAGTTCAACATCAATGATTCCATCACGCGACTTGGGGGTCTCCTAAGCGAAAAAATGAGGGTGTCGGTAAAGTAACTTGGCACTCATTAAGTGAAGATGGTAAAGTTGAAATTGTAGATATACAATTCGGTAATAAACTTTACAAAAATGTAAGTGTAAGTAGACTTAATCCAACTGATGAGTCGTCACACTCACATCCAAGAAAAAAGAGAAAAAAAATGAAAGTTGATGAACTAAAACAAATAGTAAAAGAGGCTTTTATAGAGGAAAAGTTTGAGATGTTCTTTGAAAAGAATGTTCCAACAAATCCATCAAAATGGTCTTACTATAAATCTCAAGCTAAAAAGAAGTTTGATGTATATCCATCAGCTTACGCAAACGCTTGGGCAGCTAAACAATACAAAGCCGCTGGTGGTGGTTGGAAAAAAGGTTAAGCATGAACGAAAAACGAGGAACTTGTTGGGTTGGATATCAACAGATAGGCATGAAAGAAAAGAATGGTAAGATGGTGCCTAATTGTGTTAAAGAAGTTTACGATATCTATTGGGAAAATCAAAATGAAAGTTGTGGATACACTTTCGAGTTTGAAAAACAACCAATGGAAGAGGCTGAATACCAAGGTCGTAAAGTTAAGCTCAATAAAATAATGCAAGGTGATGCTAAGAAATTTAAAGTTTACGTTAAAAACGATAAAGGTAATGTCGTGAAAGTAAACTTTGGACAAGGTGGTGATGCCAAGGGTGGTACGATGAGAATACGTAAATCAAATCCAAAAGCTCGTAAATCGTTCAGAGCAAGACACAATTGTGATAATCCAGGCCCAAAGTATAAGGCGAGATATTGGGCTTGTAGAACTTGGTAAAATGATAAAAGTTAGATTCACTAGCAGTGGTCAACAAATATCAAAAGTTTGTAACACTTGTAAATGTCACATTGAAGATTTAACAATAGAAGATATTATTGTTAAACCTAAATGGGCTAACTCAAGTAATATGACTTTCAAATATAGTAACGGAGAAGACATCACAAGGACAGAGTTACCTAGTGATTTAAGTACCTGTACTTGTGAGCATTGTAATGATTAAATTAGCACAAATAAACGAACAAAAAGATTCCAAACACGCAGCAGGTATTGCCTACGTTGTGAATGACGAGTTATTGTGTGTTCAAAGTACGAGTGGTAGATGGGGTATCCCAAAGGGTCATCGACATATTGATGAAACACCTGAAGAAGGAGCTCATAGAGAGTTTACTGAAGAAACCCAAATTATACTAAATCGTGATATTGAATTATCCCATGTTGCTAAGAAGAACAATGGTGGAGACTTTCACGTTTTTATATGCAAGGGTGATAAAAAAATAAATGCACATATAAATCATGAACATATGGCTTGGGGTTATTATAACACAATGAATCTTCCACAACCATTTGACGATAGAGTATTAGGAATATTAGATAATTTATATGAAGCCTCTACAACTGCAAATATAAAAGGACTAAAGGGTGCAACAGGTTTTATCAAACCAGAAGAGTGGCCATCTAAACTAAAATCGCTTAAAAAATCAATCACAGACACTACAGGTTATTTACTATTAGAAAGAATAGACTACTTGGATACAGCAGAAAGATTAGTTAAAAAATATGGACTCAAATCTAAAATAAAATTTGCACGTGGTAAAGACATGGCGGATTATAATTGGGTTACCGATACGATAAATTTAAGACCATCATATCCTACAGTCAAACAATTTTTAATTACAGTATTACATGAAATCAAACATGCTCTTGATAGAAAAAAGATGGGTGCAAAAAAATACGAAAAAGCATACTCCATGGCAGGTGAGATTGCCGTCCAAAAAGGTGGTGATTTTCACGATGATAACAAGTTTGAGGAGATTGCCGAAAAGTGGGGTAGACGTGAGTATGCTAAGTTGAAAAATAAATTGTAATTTGAGCTTTTTATTTGATATTTAAATAAGGTTACTTTAAAAACCAAAGAAAGAAAATAATATCCCGATGAAATCACGTTCAGCTAAGAACAAGGGTAAAAGGTTACAGAATCAGGTCAGAGACCTTATCCTCGAAAAATTCCAACAACTAGAAGAAGATGATGTTCGCTCAACTACAATGGGTGACAGTGGTGAAGATATACTTTTATCTCCCGCCGCTAGAAAGTTATTTCCTTTTAGCGTAGAGTGTAAAAATCAAGAAAAACTAAATATATGGTCTTCTTTAGAACAAGCGGAAAATAATAGTGGTTCTCACGCTCCTTTGTTGATATTTAAAAGAAACAGAACTAAAACATATGCTGTTTTAGAATTGGAAAGGTTACTAGAACTATTAGATGAATAAAGTTGTTAATCTAATAAATAGAGTATTAGGAAACAATGGTATTAAGCTCAAAAAGACGGATGAGTTTATGTATTGGTCTCCTTTCATATCTCATCATAAAAGAAAACTACAGGTAAACATACACACTCAGAAGTGGCATTGTTGGGTTTCTAATGTAGGTGGTAGAAATTTATTTCAGCTATTTAAAAAAGTTGGTGCCTCAAGAGAACAATTTTCTGAGCTTGTAGAGTTAGTTGGTGAACCTAAGTTTTATAAAAAGAATAATCAAGATAAAAAGACAGAGTTAGTAAAATTACCTAAAGAATTCAAACCTCTTTGGAATGGTGGTGGTGGCATAGTAAAAAGACACGCCTTAACCTATCTTTATAAAAGAGGTATAAACGATAATGATATAATGAAACATAATATAGGTTATTGTGATGAGGGTAAATATTCAAACAGAATAATAATCCCATCTTATGATTCTAACGGTCAGCTGAATTTTTTCGTGGGTAGAGATTTCTATAATAGTAAGTTAAAATATCTAAATTCATTTACTTCAAAAGACGTTATTGGGTTTGACTTATTCATAAATTGGGATGAACCAATTATATTATGTGAGGGTGTATTTGACGCTATGGCATTTAAAAGAAATGCTATTCCACTATTTGGTAAAACAGTATCCAAAACCCTACAGAAAAAAATAATTGAATTTGGAGTAAAAACTTTATATTTAGCTTTAGATGATGATGCAATGTCAGATACTATAAAAATAACAGATATGTTTTTAGGTGAAGGTATAGATGTTAGGATAATGGTTTTAAAAGATAAAGACCCTAGCGATATTGGTTTTAAAAAATTAATAAAAAATATACAAATGACGCCAACAACTAAATTTTCTGATTTAATGAAATACAAACTAAAAGGTTTTTAATTTGCAAAAACTTAACGTCCCCTTTAATAAATTAAAATACATACACCACATTTCAGATATACAGATTCGTAATCTCAAAAGACACAAAGAATACGAAGAGGTCTTTGAAAGAACCTATAAAGAAATAGAAAAAAACAAAGATAATGCAGTGGTCTATATCGGTGGTGATATAGCTCACTCTAAAACAGATATGTCACCAGAATTGGTTGACCAATTATCAAGGTTGTTTAAGAATCTATCCGACATATGTCCAACCATAATAATTGCTGGTAATCATGATTGTAATCTAAACAATCTATCTCGATTAGATGTCTTAACTCCGATAGTCGATAATTTAAATCACCCTAATCTACATTATCTAAAAGATAGTGGCGTTTATAAGTGTGGAGATGTTTCATTTGTGGTATGGGATTGTTGGACAAAAGAAAAAGACTTTATTCTAGCGGATGATGTTGAGGGTGATACAAAAGTCGTACTATTTCATGGAACTGTAGATAGAGCACAAACTGATTTAGGTTTTCATCTCCCATCTGATGTGCATATTGACAAATTTAAGGGTTATGATTTAGCCTTACTTGGTGATATACATAAAAGACAATTTCTGAATGATGAGGAGACAATAGCTTATTGTGGCTCACTCGTTCAACAGAATCATGGTGAGGGATTATCACATGGTTATCTATTATGGGATGTTCCTACACGTAAATCAAAATACATTGAAGTACCAAATGATTATGGTTACATAACACTTGATATAGATAATGGTGAATTGCCTGTCATAGATAAAATGCCTAAAAAGGCTAGAGTAAGAATCAGAGCATCTAATACCCAACCATCAGAACTTAAAAAATGTTTAGCCATATTACATAAAAAGTATGGTATAAAAGAGATGGTTGTTACACGAACTGACGCTTTGTATAGTAATGATAGAGTTAGAAATGATACAATTACAGTTGGTGATATCAGCGAATCTGATGTACAATTTAATTTGATTCAAGAGTATCTAAATAATAATCATCACGTGACTGACGAGGTTTTATTAAAAATTAAAAACATTAATGAATCTTTAAATCAGTCTATACCTGAAGAAGAGGTTTATAGAAATGTAAATTGGAAAATTAAGACTTTTGAATTTGAGAATATGTTTAGCTATGGTGAAGACAATAAAGTAGACTTTAGTAAACTAAATGGTGTTGTGGGGATATTTGCTCCGAACGCATCTGGTAAATCATCTCTCTTAGATGCCCTTTCATTTTGTTTGTTTGATACCTGTACACGAGCATTTAGAGCAGAGAACGTTCTAAACAACAAGAAGAAAGATTTTTATTGTAAGTTAAATTTTGAGGTCGATGGTCAAGATTACTTTATAGAAAAAACAGCTAAAAAACAAAGAAAGGGTAACGTTAAGGTAGATATAGATTTTTATACAATAGGTGATGATGGTGAACGTGTATCCATGAATGGTGACCAACGTAGAACAACACAAGTAAATATAAGAAAAGTAATTGGTACATATGATGACTTTATATTGACGGCACTTTCTTCCCAAACCAACAACTCTGTTTTTATAGAAAAAACACAAAAAGAGAAAAAAACTTTATTAGCTCAATTTATGGGATTAGAGATATTTGATAAATTATGGTCATCTGCTAATGAAGAAATAAGAGAAGTAGCTGCAATACTAAAAAACTTTAAAAGAAACGATTGGGAACGTGAGCTATCAGATATCAAAAAAGAAAAAGAGGACTTTGAGAAAAAACATGAAAAGTTATTAGAAGCTCAAGGTGTAATAGAAGAAACAAAAAACTTAGAAGAAGACACGGTTAGAGACCTCACTCGAAAGTTAAAATCTATAGACAAATCAATATCAAATATAGATGAGCTTGAAGATGAAAGAGATACTCTTAACGAATCAATTAGTTTTGTAAAAAGTCAATATGAACAGGCTAATGAAAAGTATGAAAAAAGAATAGATGATAAAGAAAAATTAAATGACAAGATATCAGGTCATGAAAATAATGACACTAATAGTAAGTATGAAGAGGCAGTTGATAAAATGGATTATGGTGCAAAACTTACGTCTGATTTGGATAGGGTCAAACAAAATGTAAGTGTCAAATTAGAAAAAGTAAAAAAGCTAGGTGATTTAGAGTACGATGAGGATTGTGACTATTGTATGAAGAATCCGTTTACACTTGATGCGATAGAAACAAAAAAAATAATTGATAAAGACAAAAATAAAGTTAAGGATTTATTACTAAAAATTGATGTATATAATGATTGGTTTCATAACAATTGGAAAAAGATAGAAAACGCACACATAGATTATCAAGAAACAAAACTAGCTTTTGATAAGATATCATCGTTAATTAATGAGTCAAAGCAATCTACACAATTGTTGGATGAAAAAGAAAAAAATTACATCAATCAATTAAAATTCAACGAAGAAAAAATACAAAAGTATTATGAGCAAGAACAAGACATAGTATACAACTCTAATATTGAAAAAGAGATACAAACGACAGAGGATAATTTAAGTGATACAAACTATAAATTAGACAAAGTCAACAAAGAGATAAATTCTGTTTTTGCCGAAATAAAAGTTTTAGATACAAAGAGAAAAAATATATTAGATAACATAGATAAGGTGGCTGACCTTGAGAAAAAATATGAGGCTTACGAATACTATCTTGATGCAGTGAAACGTGATGGTGTTCCATACGAACTCATAACAAAAGCATTACCAACAATCGAGGGTGAGGTTAATAACATATTATCTCAATTGGTTGATTTCCAAATGGTGTTTGAAATGGATGGAAAAAATATCAATAATTACATAGTCTATGATAATGATAATATATGGCCTTTAGAACTTTCAAGTGGAATGGAAAGATTTATATCTTCTCTAGCAATTAGGGTTGGTCTAATAAATGTATCTAACCTACCACGTAGTAATTTCTTAGCTATCGATGAGGGTTGGGGAACAATGGATTCAGATAACCTAAATTCAGTATACAATCTATTTCAGTATCTAAAATCACAATTTCAATTCACATTGATTGTATCACATATAGATTCTATGAGAGATGCGGTAGACACACTCTTAGAGGTTAAAAAAGAAAAAGACTTCAGTAATATTATTTTTGATTAGAATATAATATTGTTCTAGTGCATTTTTCTTTTATCAATTGCTCTAAGAGGGCATACATCTTGATGCCATGCTTTTTACAATGTTCCTTAAGCAGGTCTCTGAATTCTTTTCTTATTTTAATTGTTACAAAGTCTTCCATATAAATAACTATATTTTAACTACTTTTTTACTATATTTTTTCAATAATATTTTTAGTGGATATTTATTTAAAATAGGAGTTTTTAATGGGTGTTCTCCCCCGCCGTTTAATAAAACAAAATCTTAACGAAGTAGAGGTTTTCTTACAAGACGATAATAATGAATTTATCGTGGTGCAAGACATACCTGATACTTTCGGACAAGGTCGTGCATCATTTAAGGTATTCGGCTCAGATTTATTAAAACAAGGTGTAAAGCTTAAAGCTGAAATTTTAGATGCTAATGGAACACCAGTATTCATCACACCTGTAAGATATAGGTATAATAATTCACTTCCTACTTTACCTTTTACCTATTTTACTGTGGAGGTATATTCACCACCAGTCAACGTAGGTGGTAAAGCCGAATTAATTATTTTAGGTGAATTAGATAATGAAAAAATTAATGTCCCATCTGAGTTTGTTGGTAGATATAATGTAAGGTATCGTAAAACAATTAATCTTGATGTCTCAAAAACCACTAATACTTCACCAATTTTATTTTACAAAAAACCATCCGTCACAACTAATGAGACTCTTAAGAAAAGATTAATACCAATTGGTAGTAATTCAATAACCACAACAACAATATCAGGTAGTGGTATATCAGGTTTCTCACTTAATGCTGGAGATAGATATTTTCCAGACCCAACAAGCACGGCTGGTGGAGCACCAGCTGGAACAGACACCACAAACACTCAAGAAGAAACATCAACAATAAAAAATGCACCAGGTGGTGATTTCACAGAACTTTCGAATCTTAAAGCTTTCAAGACAGGTGAGGTAAAAAGACCAAGCATTTTAGCAAAAGTCAGTTCTACAAATCTATTCGCATCAGAAGAACCACCACAAATGAAAATATTTTCTACTGGCTCACTATTCACATCAGATATGGCCGGAGGAGAGATTAGAATCCCATCCTCATCTATTATTGTTTACAATCCAAAACAATATGTTGGTGGTAGTGGTAATGTAGGAATCGGAACAGGCCTTAACTCATTTCCATCACAATTAGACTTAGCAGCGGGACCTGAGTTAGAGGGAGCAAAGATATTTATATCAGATTACACTGGTTCTATAGAACGTGTTGTCAATGACAAAGAGATACACGTAAAAGAGCCATTTTATCTTCAACACGGAGATGGTGCTGAAGTACTATATTACCTAGCAGATTTTGGTAATCATCCATATGCATCATTAGAGACGCCCGGCTCACCACGAGCTGATTTCACCATGTCATTTCAAGAACTTAGTACGTCTGAAACATCCTCTTTTGCGTTTGACTCTTTTATAGATATGACACTTAATAATTTACGTACTTTTAGTGGTGATGTTTATAGGCTGAGGGTATCAGGTGGTAGCAAAACTCAAGTTAGTGATTTTCCTGTTTTATTAGATACCGTACTAGAATCACCTCAACTAATGATTGATACTGACTCGCCGTCTGGAGTTTTAAGGACTGGTTATATACAAAGCCAAGCTCATATAACAAAATATTGGGAGAGTAATTCTAATTTAGAAACTACCTTTGATTCAAGTGAAATTGTAGATGCGGTCAATTTATCAGGTAGTCTTAGTCAAAAAGATGATGTAGGTAGATTTTCACTCAAAACAGACACTAACTTTGAAGTTACTAAAGACGTAGTTTATACTTTATCTATGAGAATTGTTGGAAAAAAAGGTAGAAAAGTACAACAAGATAATTCGGTAAAAAACACTGCTTCTATCAAGTTTCATATATCAGGTTCACAAATACCACCAGATACAAATCCAAAGTATTCTGACCCAACCTCATTTGGAAAAACAATAAAAGATGAATTTGGAAATGTTGTCGGTCTTGAACTAACTGAAGAATCGCCAGATAAAGTGGATTATGGTAAGGTCTCTCATACTTTTAGAGTTCCATTTAAAGAGAGCCAAATAACAAATTCAGATACCACATTACAATTTAGAGTAGAATCAGGTGAGTGGTTTATTTCTGATATATCACTACGACCAGCATTAGATACAGGTTTTTCACCTGATAACGTAAAGGTAAGAGTTCCAATACCTACGAACACACAAAGGCCGGACAAGTTTCAATTTATATTACAATACTATGATGTAAACAATAATGAAGCTGAAGAGGTTACATTAGTTGATGATGTTGACGTAGAAGGACAAGCATTACTTATCCAAGGTGAGGACAATTTAGTCAACGGAACAGTTACAATTGGTAATGTTCAAGGTCAAGGTGTAGAGATAGTTGGAGGTAACTCAGCATTCATTCGAGCAATTGGGTATACGGGTTTTAAAGATGCTAGGGCTGGAACGGGCGGTGGTTTCTTTATATGGAGTGGTTCTGTTGCACCTGGTGGTGAAACACAAGATACATATAATGGAGCAGGTTTAGAAATACATGATGGAAACACAGGAGCCAATGAGTCCTTTTTTAAATTCAGAACCGACGATGCTGATAATGATAATAGCAGTTCGTTTGATTTAAAAACATCAAGATTTTTCTTGGGTGGCACATCACAATTCGTAAGTGGTGCGCTTGGTAATGTAGAAATAAGCTCTTCAAACTTTCATCTACAACCTGATGGTGATGTTGTTATGCAAGGTACGATTACCGCAGAAGCTGGTGGAACGATTGGTGGATTTGACATTGGTAGTTCAGCATTATCAGTTGGTACAGGTGCAAACTTTGTAGCACTTGACTCATCGAACAAAAAATTAAGAATTGGTGCAAAAGCAAGTTTAACGGATAGCAATACAGGTGTCCACGTTGGAACAGACGGAATTGCATTAGGTGCAAGTTCGGTATTTAAAGTAACCAATGCCGGAGCAGTCACCGCAGCTAATATAACCGCAACAGGCGGAACAATAGGTGGATTTACTTTAACATCAAATGCTATTAGTTCTAGTAATCTTTTATTAGACTCGTCTGGTAATATTCAGACTTCAGATTTTGCAACTCGACTAAAAGGTTTTAGGATAAGTGCGTTGGGTAATGGTAGCGCTGAGTTTGAAAATATAAGAATAAGAGGAACTCTGAAAACCACCACATTTGAAAAAGAAACTGTAAACGCAGTTGGTGGTAGATTATACGTGGCTAACTCTACTGTAATGAGTTCTTCCATCTCCTCATCACAAACAGCCATAGCGGTAGATAATGCGAGTGGATTTGAGGTCGACGAGATTATTTTCGCAAAGAAAATAACTGGTACTGGTTTCAGTAAAGAGTTTATGCAAATCACATCTATTAGTAGAGCAGACCCATCAAACGATACAGACTTTACTGGTATTCTTCATGTGACAAGGTCATTTGGTCAATCGGATTTTATAGATGCACCTACTAATTCAGGCTTAGATTTAAATGGTGCCATAAATGCAACACAAACATCTTTGACTGTAGACCAAGCTGATGCTAGAACACTTGACAAACAATTAATAAAAATTGACGATGAATTAATGATGGTAAGTGGTTCACCAAGTTCAACAATAATAGAGGTTCACAGAGGAGTGGATGGAACAGCGAAAGCATCCCACTCCAATAATGCACAGATAAATGTATTAGACAAGGATAGTGCATTTTTATTTGGCTTGGTATCACCTGCAGAAGATTATACCGAGGGTCAAGTTTTAGTTTCTACTGGTCGTTTCTTAGGTGGAACAGGAAATAACACCACAGGTAGTGGATTTATAGAAATAAACGCTAATCCGACCACTGGCGCTACACCTTTTATAGAGATGATTGAGAGAACAGGTAGTGGCATCTATGATATGAAACGTAAATTGGTGATTGGTGATTTGAGTGGGTTTGTTGGTTCTGCGATAGGTAAGAGTGTTTCATTACCAAATAATCCTGGATTTGGTTTGGCTAGTGAAAATGTATTTTTATCTGGTCTAATACAAGCAACAAGTGGTTCTATTGGTGGTATCATTATGGAATCAAATAAATTATTTACTAATCCTGGTGTTCACGGTGGTTCTACTACAGGTTTTTTTCTTAATAGTGATGGTGATTTTAGTCTCAAAGATAAATTTGTATTTACAAATTCAAGTGGTAACTTAACAGTTAATGCAAATTCATTTGATTTAAATACTACATCACTAAGAGTATCATCATCAAGAGGTGGTACTATAGCTTTAGGTTCAACAGCTCCAGGTGATTTAAGTTCAGATGGTATATTCTTAACAGGTAGTGGTGATTTTAATTTACAAAATGGTTCGAGTTTTATACGAGGTACATCAGCTGGTTTAGAAATGAATTATCCTTCATTTAGTGTTGATACAGGAGGTAACATTCAAGCTCAGGGAGCTAGTATAGCAGGTACAATAACAGCAGAAAGTGGAGAGATAGGTTCAGGTAGTTTCAGATGGCTAATTGATGGTGATAAAATAATCAATAGTGCCGAAAGTAACTTTACGGTAGAAATGAATGCAGGAGAAGGAACAGAAGGATTCTTTTTAACTTCAGGTAGTAAACAAGCACAAATCGTACCAGAATTTACTCCTTCATCTCAAGTTTTGGGGGGAGGAGGTAGTAATACGTTTAACTTCACGGGAGGTACTGAAGGTAGCACTTATGGACAAGAAATTGTAGTAGGTCATAATAGTAGTGCACAAACTTCTGCTAGTTTCGGATATAATAATGGAGCAACAACATTTCTGGTGGGAAGTTCTGACCCTAATAATGGTAATACTCTATCGAGTGGTATAAAATATAAAAGCACTGCTGTTCTTGGTCTTAAATCATTAGTGACTTTGGGTAATGGAGGTGAAGTTGCTGGTAATGTTACGGTTACAGGAAACATTCAGTTAATCAACAATGATGATAGTGATGCAGTTATCGAGACACACACGATAGATACAACATTACCTCACGATTTTTTAACCGTTAAGACAGCTAATATAACCGTAAGCACAATACATACACCTAGTTCGAATCACAAATATTATTGGAAATTAAATGCCCTAACCGTTACAAACAATAATATTACAGAAGAATATGTAGTAGGCTCAAAAACCAACACAAATAGTTTAAACAATACTTTTGACGTATTTTTCAAACAATCGATACACACACCACAAAACAATTTAACAGAAATGGCTCCTGGTGGTTTTCAAGCTGTATTTTTAAGTGACGGAACTTTAGAAACTTCACCTAATTCTTATTTTAAAGTTGATGGTAGTGTTCCTAATCAAGTCGATATTCTAGGTGAAGCCACAATTACAGGTTCACTCGTTGTTAAAACAAGAGGTAGTGCACCAAAAACTACGATAGCAGGGGGTACATTAACTTCAACACAAACTATCACTGGTAATAAATTAGTTTCTTCGGGTGAAGTCGAAGTAGCTGCGGGAAGTGGGATAGAATTTGGAACGGTTGCTGAAATCCATCATGCTTCTAGTCTTTTAAAGTTTTTTGCTGGTAATCAATCGACACTAGATATGACACTAAGTGATGCAGGAGCATTATCAACACGAGGTGATATAACTGCTTTTGCAACATCAATTACCTCTGATAAAAGATTTAAAACAAACATCATACCAATTACAAATAGTATTGATAAAATCAAAAAACTAAAAGGTGTTGAGTTTGATTGGTATAAAGAGTATGATGGCGAAGGACATGATATAGGTTTTATAGCTCAAGAAGTTCGTGAAGTGAGTGGACTAGAACCAATTGTGAAGGAAAGAGAAAACTTACGACTAGGAGATAAATCATTAAATGTTTCATATTCAAAACTTATACCTGTTTTGGTAGAGGCAATCAAAGAACAACAAAAACAGATTGATGATTTAAAGAAAAAACTTGAGGAGTTATAATGGCTTTACCAAGTTCAGGTCAGTTATCAATGGGAGCGATAGCCGATAATCAATCATCGGCTAGTAGAGATAATCTTTCATTAAAAGTCCAATCAGAAACATTCGCTTCAGGTTCGGTCGTTGATGGTAGTGGTGCTCAAACAACCGCAAGGTCAAATCTTATAGCCTCACCGTACGCTATTTCAGAATTTTACGATGCTGATTTTTCATCGGATGAGTTCAGTAGTATTGTCATTACAACACCAGCAGGAACCTCAGATTTCAATATTGTTGATGGTGAAAACTTAACAGTAGCTTTTGATACAACACAAGCAGGTACTCACACGGTTCAACTTATTGATAGTGGTGGTAATGTTGATGATACTGAAACTGGTAGTCCTAGTTCAGGTACTGTATCTGTTACTTTTTCGAGTTTAGCTCTTACCGATGACACCTACACACCAAGATTAAGATTAGGTTTCTTAACTCAAGACGGAACGAATATTAATTATCACGATGCTATTGTCTCAGTCGCCGTAACAGACCCTGATGCCTCATCAACACCTACCGTAGCGGCCAGCAGTACATCAACTGTAATCGAACACACGATATCATCTATTGGTAATTCAAATGCTATAGACCATTATAATTGGACATTTGCTAAAGAAGACGGTGATAGTGATGGTTTAAACAGCGGTGAAGGTTCCGATGCTGATACAGTAACCTTGACCGCAGTTAGTGATGCTTCACCTGCAATTACTTATAAGGGTCCTGGTCAATTTTCAATAAATCTCAGAGTAGATGGTAACCCTACTCAAGCTAGAAATTCAGCAACAGCAACACAAGTCTTGCATGAAATACATTATACTAAAGCAGTTAGTATAGGTAACCCTAGTGATGTAAACTCTCAAGCCACAATAAACACCTCTGTTACACACCAAGGATTCAGTAGTGGTGTTGATGTTGATTTGATACAAGCCTCAGATAATTCTGTTTTGTTAAGTAATGACCATGGAACTAATTCAACGATTACAAAAGTAACTAATCAAAATCAAACATTTACAGCTCCTGACCAAGCAAATAACACGTTATCCGTCAAGGTAAAAGCTTTTGATGGTAGTGATACTGCAACATCAAATGCGTTTGATATATTTCCTCTACTCACAACAAGTAAAAAAATAATAAATCCCACATCAAGAACGATTTATTCTACAACGAATAATAATGATACTGGTAATTACCCAACAAGTTTTACTTTTAGTGCACCAACGACCAGAACAGACAACGTAACACAAGGGACATACACGGAACAAGCTGACTCAGCTGGTGCCATAGCTTTATCAGGTGATTTAACACCTAGTTCTCAAACAACAACACAACCAACGGTCTCAGCAGGAAGTGCCGTCGGTGATGCCACCGTCAGATACACGGTTGATGGTAACTCAAGTCAACAAACAGCTACAGATTGTGCTGTAGCAGTTGATTATATGCCACGAATTTTTAGTGTTGGAACACCAGACATAGCTGGTAACAATACAAATAGTAATTCACTTACGGTTGCATTTAATTGGCAAGGGTTCGCAGCCGCTTCCGCTAGATATGAATTATTTGATGATGAGGATACGAGCACACAAATTGGTGATGATGTTGATAGAAGTTCACCTGATGCTGGAGGAGACCAATCACAAAATGCTTCTGGTGATATTGCTTTCACAAGTTTAGCAAGTACATTTAATGCACCAGATGCAGACACTTATGTGATAAAAGTAACATTGTTCACAGGAGCTTCTCAAGACGGTAGTAGTATTTCTGCTTTCTCACCATCGTTTACTTCAGTAGTGGCCATATCATTTGCACTTATTGGAAGGTCTGGTACATTCAGAGGTTACGATTCATTGTTAGAGGGTGCTGAACAAGCCTCAAGTGCAACAGCTACTAAACATCGATTTGGTAGTATATCAGATGGTGATACGATTTTTAGTAATGCCTCTACAACGACAGCTTTCGATGGTGGTAGTAAAGTATTTAACTTCAATGGAGAAGTTTTTATTATCAATGGTAGTGGTGTTGTATCGAGTTTAAGAACCGATACACCAAGTACACCGAGTATAAATGGAACTGCAGTATCAACCGCTACAGATGATATTGAAATTAGAATTACAGCTAACGCTCAAGTAACGAGAACATTTAGAGTTAATGCACAAGCTGCTTCTGGAGGAGCTGCTTTAGAAGGAACGGTAACCGCAGCCTCACAAGGAGCAAGTATCAGTCAAGATATTTCACTTAAAGATGATGCTGGTTTAACATTGAGTGCAGGTGAAACTTACGCTATTAAAGTAAGAGCTGAAAATAGTCATCAAAATGGTTCCTTCACTGGTACGACAAGTTTTGCTACCGATAGTGCTCGTTCGATAAATATAGATGATGGTTCATCCACAACCGACACTCATCTCAATGAAAGCACGGTTCACTTGAGTGATAAATTCACATTCACGGTTGTAGCAGCAGCTAACGACAAGTTACAAGTAACACTAACTGCGGCTAATGATAACCTAACTAGAATAGCTGTAGATATGGGTCATCTACCATTTACATCTGGTACAGGTACGGTGTTTGCCTCAGATGGTACAGCACAATCCGGTGTAGTGGTATCAAGTGATGTAAGCACATCAACTGCAGTAAGTTTAACAGAAACAGGTTTAAGTGCAGGTTCAAATACCGTTCAATTCCAAATCAGAAGTCAAGGTGACGGAGGAGCACTCCCTGAATCACTTACGACTATGAACCTAACGGTTTCAGCACTTCTATTAAATTCCAGTGATAGTACGGTTGTATCAACTGCTAATTTCCACACATATACCGTGAGACAAAATGGCTTATAAAAATAAGAAAAACAACTAAAAAGATATTTATTAATGAATATATATAACATTTTACAATATATAATAAAGTTACTAGGGAGTAAACCTATGAAAAGTGATAAAATTTTAACAACATTTGATGAAATAATTCAAATTACACTTGACCACGAGGGTGGTTACGTACACGACCCAAAAGATTTAGGTGGTGAGACAAATTATGGAATTGCAAAAAGATTCTATCCTGATGTAGACATAAAAAATCTAACTAAGGATGATGCTAAAGATATTTATAAGAAAGATTATTGGGATAAAAATAAGGTGGACGAATTACCTGATGATTTAAAACACATTTTTTTTGATATGTGTGTGAATCAAGGTAGGGGTACTGCGGTAAAAATATTACAACGAGCTATCAACGGTAAAGGTGGTGATTTAACAGTTGACGGTGGATTCGGGCCAGGCACAAAGGGTGCTTTGGCTAAATACAAACCCTCCACCGATAGAGTTCGTTGTTATCGTCTCAAACATTATTATGATTTAATAAACAAGAAACCAGAACAAGAGAGATTCATATACGGATGGTATAAGAGAGCTCTCTCAGTTTAGGAGAAAATAAATGGCAACCCCAACTCAAACAAGCGGTATAAGTGGTAGAACTCTTACTAATAATACTGATAAAGCTAAGTTCGGTAAAATAAAAACAACAAGTGAAGAAATATTAGAATTTACTGGCTCATTATCGGGCACAAGTGGATTTATTGTTGAAAGTGCTGGTAGCTCTGTGATAACTCCGACGGATGGAAATGCAGTAGCCGCTTCAGCTTTTACGGTTAAAACCCTATTCGAAATTGGAGTTTCTAAAGTTAGTGGTAGTGGTACAGTTCACGTAATATTCTAAAATGAATAAACTTACAAAATGGTTAGTAGAATCAATACTGACCGAGGCACCAAGAGTCCCAAGAAAAAAAGGACAACATCGTGGCTCCAAATCTCATTCAGATTTATACACGGATGAAAACCCAAAAGGAACCATCAAGGGTCTTAAGTTTGCTACCGTAAAAGATGCGCAAGCGTCGGTAAGTAAAATTAAGTCGAGTGGTCGTTCCCACGCGCATAAGATACAAGCTGCAGTAGCTATGGAACAACGTGCTCGTGAGATGGGTAAAAAGTCACAAGCCGCCGTGTATCGTAAATACATCAATCAGATGAAAAAGAAAACTAAAAAGAAGAATGAGGATATTAACATACCTGTAAAAATAGGTGATACTATTCTTACTGGTAGGTTTAAAAATAAAAAGGTTGTAGTCAAATCAATCGATAAAGATGACCACGGAATGCCAACTATTAATGGTAAAAAGGTTACAACATTCAGAATACTAAAACAAGAAGAAAATATAAACGAGGGTGTTAACGATCCTGGTATATTCAAAGCTGTATTTCTTGCTGGTGGGCCAGGTAGTGGTAAGACTTATGTAGCTAAAAATTTATTTGGTATACCTGAGCGATTAAACATTTCTATGAGTGGTATGAAGATGATAAACTCAGATAAAGAGTTAAAGTTTCTTCTGAACAAATACGGATTCGGTACAGATTTAGATAAGATGCCAGATGAGTTGTTTAAAGATTTAACATCTAAAGGTCAGAGTGGTTTAAGAGATTATGCCAAATCACTTACTAAACAAAGAATGAAGTTGTATCAAGATGGTAAGTTAGGTATGATTATTGATGGAACGGGTCATGATTATGGTAAGATAGCTAAGATGAAAAGAGAATTACAAGAAGATGGTTACGATACCTATATGGTATTTGTTAATACCTCTCTCGATGTAGCACAACAACGTAATCAAGAACGAGATAGAATATTACCACCAGATTTATTAGAAAAGAGTTGGAAAGGTGTTCAAGCTAATCTCGGTAAGTTTCAGAATTTATTTAAATCAAATTTTCTTATTGTGGATAATTCTAAGTTTTTAAAACCTAATGTAGCTCAGAAAAAGTTTGCTTCACTTGTTAAAAAAGGCGTTAGTAAGTTTACAAAACAACCAATTAAAAATAAAATAGCAAAGAGTTGGATTAAAAAACAACAAATATTAAAACAGCAAGGTCTTTCAGAAGCTTTTGCAGTTAGAGGTAACAAGATAGAAAAATTCATTACTGGTAAGAATCTCACACATAAGGGTAAAAAGTATAAAGAGATAGAGTTTGAAACTATTAAAGTTGATAATCCTAAAAAATTGGTTACACTAAGAATTTTAGCACCAAGAAAATTATTTGGTCAAGAAGTACCTGTGAGATTTCAAACACTTAGAAGAGGCCCTTTTCTTAAAACCGATACGGGTAAAACAGAGACTTTTAGTTTTGACGGAACAATCCCATCACCAAGTAGAAAAATGGTAAAAAAGATGAAGAAGAAAGGGAACACTTCAGTTCCTTATGGTAGTGGTTATGAAAAAATAAAAGAGGACAGAACTAAAATCAAAAAAGTAGTTGGTATCTATGGTGGTAGATTTCAACCATTTGGCCCTCATCATAAAAAAACCTATGATTGGTTGAAGTCAAGAGTAGATGATGCTTACATCACTACATCAAATATAAAACAACCACCAAGACATCCTATGAACTTTAAAGAAAAAGTTCGTCATATGGTAAAGATGGGTATACCAAAAAATCGTATCATACAAGAAAAGTCACCTTATGTAGCTAACAATGTATTAAAAAAGTATGACGAGAAAACAACAGCTGTTATCTACATATTTGGTGCTAAAGACGCGGGTAGGTTAAAGGGTGGAAAGTATTTTAAAGATTATGATAAGAACAGAGGTAATATATTAGGATATAAAGAACACGGTTATATTCTCACAGCTCCTCACGTATCTATTAAAGTGGGTGGTAAGGAAATAAGTGGAACTGTGATGAGACAGTTACTTGGTTCACCAGATTATGAAAAAGATAGAGAAAAATTATTTAAACAAGCTTTTGGATACTTTGACAAGGGTATCTATAATATGATGACAAATAAGTTTAAAAAATTATTTGAAAATATAGATGCTTTTTTGGTAGGTCATAAAATATCAAAAATATTAAAAGAAGCTTCTTCAAGTGCTTTATCACCAACCGATGATGGGCCACCTACATTTTATCGTGGTTTCTCAGATTACAAAAAATATTCTAAATCATGGTTGGATGATATGTACGCAGGTCAAGGGTGGGAAGTGATAAATTATATTTTATCAAAACATGCAATTAATCCTGATTACGATTATACACTTAGTTATTCAACTGTACCAGCAGTAGCTTATGGTAAAACCCAATCAGGTGATTATGGTTCAAGGTTTGGTGTTAATAGTCCGATAGACTCGTATAAGGCTTACATAAACGATGTGGTATTAAGCAATCTTGGATATGAATTAATAAAGTGGATGGGAATAACACCTGACGGAAAATCATATACAGGTGTCGAAGTAGAAACACCAGTTGTTGGTGGTGTTGGTAAAGATAATGTTGCTAATACCGAAGTTGATAAGTTAGATTTAAAAGAAGAAGTCAAGTTAATCATTGAGGGTGGAGCATACGGACATATGAATCATCCCTTTGATGATAAAAATCTTAAGTTTTCAGATTTAAAACAGATAGTTATTAATGGACTCGGTGGTAATTTAAGCCGAGAAGATAATGTTACAGAGAAACTTGATGGTCAAAACCTAATGGTTTCTTGGGTAAATGGGAAATTGGTTACAGCTAGAAACAAAGGACAACTTAAAAATTTTGGAGCAACAGCGATGGATACGGCTGGTGTAGCATCTAAATTCGCTGGTAGAGGTGACATAAGAAACGCTTTTGTTTTCGCTATGAAAGACCTAAGTAAAGCAGTAGGTAAATTATCCGACCCACAAAAAGAAAAAGTTTTTAGTAATGGTAAAAGATGGATGAACTTAGAAGTTATATATCCTGCTTCGGCTAACGTAATAGATTATGATAAATCACAAATTATTTTTCATGGGACTTTAGAGTACAATGAAAGTGGTAAAGCAATAGGGCAACCTAAAGATTCTGCTCGTATGTTAGCAGGTATGATAAAACAGGTAAATCAAAATATTCAAAAGCATTTTAAAATAGGCAAACCACAATTCTTATCAGTACCAAAAACACAAAACTTTGGTACAAAGAAAAAAACTTATTTAGCTAGGTTAGATAAATTAAAAAAACAATATGCCCTAAAAGATAATGATACATTAGCACTTTATCATCAAAGATTTTGGGAAGAATTTATTTTTAACGCTGCAAAACAATATCGTTATAAGATACCTAATACTATATTAGTAAATTTAACAAAAAGATGGGCATTTATTGATAAATCATATTCTGTTCAAACAATGAGAAAAGATATAGACAATAAAAAGTTTCTTGATTGGGCATTGTCATTCGATAAAACAGACCACGCAAAGTATGTAAAGCAAAACATGAAACCATTTGAAGTTTTATTTTTTGACGTGGGTGCAGAAATACTAAAAAACATTAGTGGATATTTAGTTGCATCGCCAGACAAAGCAGTACAGAAAATAAGAAAAGATGTAATAAAAGCGATAAAGACAGTAAAGAGTGGAGGTGATATCAAAAAAATTGAAACACTTAGACATCAACTCAGTAAGTTAGAAAAGATTGGCGGACTATCATCAATAGTTCCTACTGAGGGAATAGTGTTTAAATATAAAGGAAATACATATAAGTTTACAGGCGCTTTTGCACCTGTTAATCAAATATTAGGATTATTAAATTTTTAGAGGTTATTATGGGAAAAAGTAGGGAAGAAGTTCGACAAGATAAAGCTATGCGTGCTATATTAAGAGGTGAAGCACCTGAAAAAAGAGTCATGGTTGGATATGATACAAAAGATGAAACAACTGGTGACCAGATAGATAGACTATCTGATATTATGAAAGAAGCCAGAATGCCTTGGTTTTGTCCAAGTTGTAATCGGGTGATGAAAAAAAGATTAGATAACAAAATGTGGGTTCTTTACAATCATTGTTTTGAGTGTCAGATACAAGCAGAACATAAGATGAGAGTTAACGGAACATATGATGAATGGATTAAAAGTAAAGAAAAAGAAAATAGGATAGCTTGGATACAAGAACAACGAGAATCTATTGAAGAGTGGAGAGGTCAAAAAGCACCATCGGTATATAATCAAATAAATCCTGATGGACAGCAGTTATCAAAAGAAAAGTGGTTTAATGATAGTGAAGAGTTGAATAAAAAAGCAGATGAGGCTCTTGAATACTTAGAAGAAATGGAAAAAAATTTACAATAAATGTTTGATAAACATAAATCATACGTAATTAGTGGAACTAAAATAATCAGATTGTTAGAGCTGATTGAGGATTTACAAGACATAGCAGGTGATTATGCAGATGAGACAGGCGTGGGTTATGAAATTGAAGAGGATTTTGAAACTTTAGTAGAGGATGTTTTGAAATCAGATATATTTTCTGAAATGGATTTATGTGAAGTGACAGGCAGATACACTTTGAGTGATATAATGGAAAGGGTTGGATTGAAATATTCAACAAAAGGAAGTAATGGACAGAAATAAAAAAGGGCAATTAAAAGATGTAATAAAGCAGGAGTACGTAAAATGTGCAGCTGATCCTGTATACTTTTTAAAAAAGTATTGTGTCATACAACACCCTATGCATGGAAAAATACCATTCCATCTTTATGACTTTCAAGAAAATACAGTATCCGATTTTGTACAACATAGGTTTAATATTATTTTAAAAGCTCGTCAGTTAGGTATATCTACATTGACAGCTGGATATTCGTTATGGATGATGACGTTTCATCAAGATAAAAATATCTTGGTAATTGCTACAAAACAAGAGGTAGCTAAAAACTTGGTAACAAAGGTACGTGTTATGCACGCGAGTTTACCTGGTTGGTTAAAACAAAAGTGTGTTGAAGATAACAAATTGAGTTTGAGATACAAGAATGGTTCTCAGATAAAAGCTGTATCGAGTGGAGAAGATAGTGGTCGTTCTGAAGCTCTGTCTTTATTGATACTTGATGAGGCAGCTTTTATTGACAAGATAGATGGCATATGGGCAGCGGCATCACAAACGTTATCAACTGGTGGACAATGTATCGCATTATCTACACCAAATGGTGTTGGTAATTGGTTTCACAGAACTTGGATGGATGCAGAAGATGGTTTGAATGATTTTAATTTTACAAGACTCCATTGGACTGTACATCCAGATAGAGCTGAAGATTGGAGAGAGGAACAAGATAAATTACTTGGCCCATCACTAGCGGCTCAAGAATGTGATTGTGACTTCATTACTTCTGGTCAAAGTGTGGTTGATGGTGTAATATTAGAAGAATATAGACAAAAACATTTAAGAGAGCCAATTGAAAAAAGAGGCATTGATAGTAATGTTTGGATATGGGAACCACCAAACTACACAAAAGATTACATAGTATGTGCTGACGTTAGTAGAGGAGATAGTACAGACTACTCAGCTTTTCATATTTTGGATATAGAAACATTAGAGCAAGTCGCAGAATATAAAGGTAGAATGTCCACACGAGATTATGGTAATTTATTAGTGAACATCGCAACCGAGTATAATAATGCACTGCTGGTGATTGAGAACAACAATATTGGTTGGGCTACAATACAACAAACAATTGATAGGGGATACGAAAACCTTTTTTATATGAGTAAAGATTTACAGGTGGTTGATGTGCACAGACAGGTAAATAATAAAATAAATAGGTTGGAAAAGGGTTTAGTACCAGGTTTTACCCTAACATCTAAGACAAGACCATTAGTAATCGCTAAATTAGAAGAATTTTTTAGAGAAAAGTCCGTCATAGTACATTCACAGCGATTAATTGATGAGTTGTTTGTATTTATATATAACGGAAGTAGAGCAGAGGCTATGAGAGGATATAACGATGACCTCGTTATGTCATTTTCAATGGGTCTTTGGATAAGAGAGACTGCCCTCAGATTAAGAGCAGAAGGAATTGAATTACAAAAAACAGCAATAACAAATATAAATTCACATAAAGGAATTTATACAAACGAAACCCAAAAAAATGATTCTTGGACAATGAGTGTTAACAAGCAAGAAGAATCATTAGAGTGGTTAATTAAGTGAGGTAAAAAATGGCAGATACAAGTTTATTTGCAAGACTACAAAGATTATTTTCTACAAATGTAATTGTTAGGAATGTCGGAGGTAAACAACTTCGTGTTGCAGATACAAGTAGAACACAATCCTATTCTAGAAGTAATCTAGTTGATAGGTATCAAAAAATTTATGCTGGTGCAGGATTGAGTGGATATTCAGACAGCCTAACAACGAAATCGATGAGATTAAATCTTTTTCAAGACTATGAGGCTATGGATGCTGATGCTATAATTTCTTCAGCTTTGGATATCTATTCAGATGAGTCAACCATGAAATCAGAATATGGTGAGGTACTAACAATCAATTCTAGTAATGACCAAATAAAGAAAATTCTACATAATCTTTTTTATGATATATTGAATATAGAATTTAATCTATGGCCATGGATTCGTAATATGTGTAAGTATGGTGATTTCTTTTTAAAGTTAGATATTGACGAAAAATATGGTATTACAAATGTAGTTCCCTTACCAGTTTATGATGTGACGAGATTAGAGGGTTTAGACCCGGAAAATCCTGAGTTTGTCAAGTTTGTTATAGAATCAAACAGTCAACCATCAAGATATAAAAAACAAAACTCCTCTACAAAAGAAGAATTAGAAAATTTCCAAGTAGCACACTTTAGATTGTTATCAGATTCTAATTACTTACCATATGGTAAATCACAAATCGAAGGTGGTAGAAAAATCTATAAACAATTGACACTTATGGAAGATGCTATGTTAATACATCGTATTATGAGAGCACCTGAAAAAAGAGTATTTAAATTAGATATTGGTAATATTCCACCAGCAGAGGTTGATAATTACATGCAACAAGTTATTAATAAAATGAAAAAGACACCCATTATTGATGAGACAACGGGTGATTACAACTTAAGATATAATATGCAGAATATAACTGAGGACTTTTTCTTACCTGTACGAGGAGGTGATAGTGGTACAAGTATAGATTCATTACCTGGTTTAACCTATGAAGCTACTGAGGACATTGAATATCTTAAAAATAAATTACTATCTTCATTGAGAATACCAAAAGCATTCTTGGGATTTGAAGAAAATGTTGGTTCGAAAGCTACTTTAGCAGCTGAAGACGTAAGATTTGCTCGTACAATAGAACGTATACAAAGAATATCTGTAAGTGAATTGACTAAGATAGCTATTGTACATTTATATGCACAAGGATATACAGACTCAGATTTAATTGACTTTGATTTAAAATTAACAAGTCCATCCACAATATACGAACAAGAAAAGATAGAACTTTGGGATTCTAAGACAAGATTAGCTTCCTCAATGATTCAAGATGGTTTATTATCATCAGAATGGATATACAAAAATATATTTAATTTTACTGATGAAGAAATCAAAAGTGAAGACGAGGGTATAGTAGATGACTTTAAACAAAAATTCAGACGTTCACAGATAGAAAATGAAGGAAACGATCCTGAGGAGAGTGGTGAAGCTACAGGCACACCATCCGATATGGCTATGGGAAGAACAGGACATGAGTTAGATGACAAGGGTGGTTCACCTAAAGGTGGTTTTGAGGGTGCTGGTCGTCCAAAAGAAACACCAAAGTATGGAAAAGATTTTAGTGCAAGAGGTAGAGACCCCTTGGGTAATGTAGATAGAAAAAATGCTACAAAATCTTCAAGGACTTTGGCACTAGCACACTTCGATAAATTGAAGAAATCAATGAAATTGGATAACGAAACTAAAATTTTAACTGAAACAAATGAATTACAACAAGAATATATTGAAGAAGTTGACTCCTTAACAAATGAATAAAATCACTTTACTTTATATTTATAATTAACCATATATACTAAAATGGAGCTTTTTACAATGGGTAAAAAATTAAAGCACTCGAAGATAAAAAATACGGGAATTCTTTACGAATTACTTACCAGACAAATCACCGTCGACGTTTTGAATGGAAAAGATTCTAAAGCCGTAGACATAGTTAAAGATACATTCAACGAAAACACTTGTTTAGGTAGAGAATTACAATTATACAAGTTGTTAACAGAAAAAAATTATAAATCAGAAAATAAGGCTAATCACCTAATAGAGATTGTTGTAAATTCAAGAAAAAGAATTTCAAATGCTAAGATTAAGAATGAGAAGTATAATCTTATCAAAAAAATCAATGAGTCTTTTGACACTAAAGATTTTTTCAATGGTAGAATACCTAACTATAAATTATTAGCATCAATCTACAATGTATTTCAAAGTGAATCGTCACGAGAAGAGTACAATGCGGAACAGGTTTTAAATTCTAAGTTTACTGTACTCGAGCACATTACTAATACTAACATGAATACTAATGATAAGCAGGATAAAATTATTAAGGAATATAGTCAAAACGATAAAGACTTAAGACTATTAACTTATAAAATCTTAGTTGATAAATTCAACAAGAAATATAAATCATTAGATGAATCTCAAAAAGGGCTGCTTAAAAATTACATTAATAATATAAGCAATACTAATCAGATGAGACAATTCGTTAATGAAGAAGTAAAATCTGTTCGTAAAGAATTACAATATCACCTACCAAGAGTTAAGGATAAAGTAACTAAGATAAAACTTTATGAGGCGATAAAGCAAATAGTCAACTTAACAAAGGGTAGAGTAATAGAAGAAAAACAAGTTTTAAGTTTAATGAGATATTACGAGTTAGTTAAGGAGATTAATAATGTCCACAAACGACAAGATTAAAGAAATTATCAGAAGGCTGATTCGTAAAGAAATTGAAGAAGCCTCTATGACAGGTAACCTTGATGGCGGTGAAGGGCCACCTAAAACACCATACGCTTTTCAGACTAAACCCAAGTCTAAGAAAGATAAAAAGAAAGAAAAGGCTATCACAACAGCTGGTGGATATTCTAAAGTGGATGAAGCTAAATTTCATGTTAAAGTCGATGGTTTAGGTAGTGTTATAGTTGATGCTGGTTCTAAGGCTGAAGCTAAAATGATTGTTGCAAAACAAATAAAGAAACGTGGAGATATTGTAAGCGTAACCAGAGTTCAACCAAGTAAAGCAAAACAGGTTGATAAGAGACTTGAAAGTGTAAACGAGGGGCAATACCACAATTATCGTAACGATGACACAATGACCCCAAGACAAAAAATAGGTTGGTCAATGAGAGAAGTTCGTGATAAATTAAATGAGCTTGATAAACTTGTTAAGATAAATGTAAGACTTAAAAACGAACTTAATGTGGATTCTAAAACCTATTGGAAAAGAACCCATGCGGCTATGAAAAAAATAAGTGAAAGATTAGTGAAATTAGCCAATAAAGTTGGACAACTATACTAAAGGAGTTAGGTGTGAATAAGCAACTAATAGTAGATTATCTACCATTTGAAATAGAACCAGACCAGATTAATGAATCCATAAAAGAAAACAATGGTAAATTAGTGGTTAGAGGTGTTTTACAAAGAGCTGAATCAAAAAATCAGAATGGTAGAGTATACCCAAAAGATATATTGATGAGAGAAGCTAAAAAATATACTGAAGAATTTATAGACCAAAGAAGAGCTATGGGTGAATTAGACCATCCAGAGTCTTCGGTTGTAAATCTACAAAATGTATCTCACAATGTAAAGAAGATGCACTTTGAGGGTGACAACCTTATGGGTGAAGTTGAGGTTTTAGGTACACCAAGTGGTAATATTTTAAAAGAATTATTTAAATCAGGTATTAAGTTAGGTATATCCTCAAGGGGTATGGGTTCAGTTGAGACTGTAAATGAGAATGGTTCAGAAGCACAAGAAGTTCAACCCGACTTTGAATTAATCGCTTTTGACTTTGTATCCAATCCGTCAACACATGGAGCTTTTATGTATCCTGTAAACGAGTCGGTAAATAAAGAAATACCATCTGGTAGAACTTGTGGTGAATATTGTAAAGTAGAATCAATTATTAACGATATAATGAGAGGTTAGATGTCACAAGAATCAATAAAAATATGGAAAAAGTGGAGAGATTGGAGACTTGAAGAAGAAAAAATTCCAATGGGCTTTGCTGGATACAAAAATTACTTCGACACCATTGAAAAAGCTATGGAGAGAGTTGAAAGAAATATGAAAACTCTTATCAAAGATTTAGCAAGAGACAAAGATGGTGATTACAAAAAAGAAGTATTAGAATTACAAAAAATATACAAAAGAAACTTGATAGAATTGAAAGTAAAATTTGCGGACTTCAAAAGAAAGAATACTGATGATTAAGTTAAAAGAGTTAATGAAAGATGGATGTGAATGTGGTGGAGGATGCTGCTCTATAACAGAAGGGCCTGATGAACAGAGACCTGCTGATAAAGAAGTTCAACGTATCGTAAAAAGAGAGGGTGAACTTCGTAAAAGAATGTTTGCATTAGAGCAAGTGTTCTTAAGAGATGCACGACCTGAAAACGTAAAATTAGCTAAACAATTAACAAAGACATATAAAGATACAGTTACTAAATTTATGAGAGAGATGATTAAACTTAGAAAGAAACTAAAATGATTAAGTTAAAAAATATAATGAATGAAAATTATTGGACTGGTCGTAAGTTTGGTGAAGCATTACCAACACTAAGATTGGAACAAGATGAACCAGAACATTTCGGTGGTGGTGAAAACATAAAAATTTTAGATTATCAAACAGAACATTTTGATATATGTCGTTCAGCAGTTATTCTTTACGAAAGATTAGTAAAAGATGTCGATAACACCGACGCACAAGATTTAATTATTAGTTCTGCTAAACAACTTGACCACCTATTCGAAATGGAAAAACAAGTCGTTAAGGGTGAAGAGATTGACCACGACCCAATCGACCATGGAGTGGAGATTGTAAATATAGTTTCTTATCAGTTAGGTCGTATCGGTGGTATGATTAATGATGACTTTGAAAGAGATACAAACTTTATAAAACTACATTTGATGGAAATCATAAACAGAAAAGATAGTATTAAGATAGCTGATAAACAAGAAGAAGAATAGTGCCCTCAGTATCTAAAGCACAACAAAGATTTATGGGATTGGTTCACGCTTACAAAAAGGGTGAGGTTCCAGCGAGTCAAGTCACACAAGCAGTTAAGGACGCGGCTAAATCAATGAAGAAGAAGTCAACTAAAAAGTTTGCTTCTACAAAACACGATGATTTACCTAATAAAGTTAGGAGTGAAAACATGAATGAAGATGGACACACAGACGTAGCATCAGCTGAGAGAAAACTCAAACTGATTATAAAAGATGCTATGGATACTATAAACGCACTTCGTGGTATGTCTAACGAAGATTCATTACCAAGTTGGTGGACTGATAAGATTACATTAGCTAAAGATTACGTTGGTAAGTCTCGTGATTACATCATGAATCCCGCAGAATCCGTAGATGAAATCTTTCCTAAAGGTGCTGGAAGAAAAATAAGTAAAGCTATGCAAAAAGGATATACACTTTACACAACTGATAAAAGAGGTAAAAAAGTAAAGAAAATAAAAACTTATGATTCAAGACAAGCAGCTGCTGTAGCGATGGGTAAACTAATGAAAAACTTAGATACAAATTATTTTCCTAAAAATGTTGATGGATTTATGTACGTACAAGAATCCGTAAATGAAGTTAGTGGTGTTGATGTGGCTAAAAAGGTTCTTAAAAATAAACAACACGAAAAAGGTATTGATTTACAGACCGCTAACCTAATAGTAACGATAGATAAAGCCTATGATAAAAATCCAAGATTACAGAAAAAATTTAGAGCTCTACAGTTACCTAAAATGAAACAATTAATTTTAAAGTATTACGGATAAGAATATGATAAAATTAAAAAATATACTAACAGAAAAAAAAGAATTATCCAAATCTATCGTAAATGACATAGCTAAAATGACCGATAGAAATGACCATAATGGAGCACGGATGGAATTAGCTAAAGCTATGAACAATCTCAAATATCAAAACATTTATCAAGGTATAAAAATGATTGCGGATAGAGAGGGAAGTATGCCAAGAGGGTTGATGAAGTATAGAGATGACGTTGATAAGAAGTTTTTCCAATTAGCTAAGAGAACATACGATAATTATAATGATATCCATGGAGCATTTTAGTGATTAAGTTAAAAGATTTACTGAGTGAACAATCTGTAGAAGTAGGAAGCGCTTACGATAATAATGGTGAGATAGAGTTGGTGATAGATAAACACTTTGTAAAAGGTAAGTGGAAAGTTGTTGATTTTGATTTGAAACAAGACTTTTATAAGGGTGGAGGTACATCATCAGAAAATATATTAAAAAAACAGAAAAAAGTAAAATTAAAACCATCTCAGATTAATAAAATAAAAAAAATTATCAAGAATCCTGAGGATAAACACTATCTTGAAAAAGATAATTTTAGAGTAAATGATGTTATAGCAGCGCTAAAGAGAAACAAATAATGAAAAACAAAACATCCTATAAAAGATTAATGGAAATAAATGAAGCTCCTCTAAGCTCACCATCTCAATTACCATTCAGCTCAATAGAAGCACAAAAAATGGTAGAAAAAGACGTGATAAAGATTGGAAAAATAATCGGTAAAGCATCAGCACAATCAATAAAGGTTATGATGGATGGTGTTAAGGGTGGAAGATACGACGCATTAGATTTACAAAGAGCAATTGTTAGTGGCTCAGTCAGAGATACTGGTACAGGTCAAAGAGATTTGATGAGAACCCTTTGGAATAGGGTAAGGGATGGATTTCGTAGGTACACAAAACGCGGAAAACTTAGAAAGTAAATATTTATATTTGAATTGAGGAAACTATCATGAAAAAGAAAAGTTTATTTAAAGAACATTTTAACTCTATAATTGGTGGAGTCGTTACGGCTAAACCATTTGCAGATAATATTAGTCTTGCTAAATTAGTTAAAGAGAAATATGGAAATGTTGATGAAGAAAAGGTTGACGTTAAGGGTCTAACAAATGAGTTATCTAGCTTTGGTAACTTAGGAGAAACAATTTTTGGTACATCAAATATTAAAAAGATTGCTGAAAAACTCAGTTGGATTGCTAATCAGGCTAAAAATCACACATTAAGTGAGACAGAGGATTGGTTTGATAAGATTACTGTGAATCGTAACATGAAAGAATTAACAAACCTTTCTAAGTCTTTTACAAAGATTTCAGATGAAGCTAACGCCCTTCAGCAAAGAATGGGAGCTCTATATGAAGATATGGGTAACATTCTTGGTAGATATTATGACATGAGTGAGGGTCACGTGGATGGTCATGATACAGACGATGATATGACACCTGAAAAAGAAGATGATAGTGAAACTAAATTCACAATAGAACAAGGTGATTATGATAAATTTTTTCAAGGCGCAATGAAGAAGTTTGGTATTGACTCACCAGCTGACTTAGATGATGATGAAAAGAAAAAGTTTTTTAACTATGTCGATGCAAATTATAAAGCAGAGAAAGAAACAGATTAGAGGTAATATTGTTATACGTAAAACTCCGTAAAGGACAGTCTATAGATAAGGCTCTCAGTATATTAAAGAAAAAAGTCAAAGAATCGAAGTTAATGTTAGAGCTAAAAGAAAGAGAACATTATACGAAACCGTCGGCTAAAAAAAGATTAGCGAGAGCAAAAGCTAAAATGAGACATAAAAAAAGTCTAAAAAGCTAACGTTTTTTTTGTAACTATATATTTATATATATAAAAAACAAATACACTGCGAACATCCGTTCATCATGCAGTGTAACCGAAGAAAATTCACATTATAGTTCCCAATAACTATATTAATTCCTAAACCAAGGATTATTCGTAATCCGAGGAGAAACATAATGGATGACTTATTAAAAGAAGCCATCGCAGATGCAAAAGCAGTTCGTGAAACAGCTCTTGAAAATGCTAAAATCGCTTTAGAAGAAGCTTTCACTCCACGTTTACAATCTATGCTTTCTAAGAAGATTCAATCTGAAATAGAAGTTGAAGAAGGTGAACACGAAGACGAAGAAGAAGTCGATGAGAGAATGAAAGATGAAGACGAAGATGAAGTTGAAGAAATGAGATTAAAAGCTCAAGACGAAGACCCATCTGACGAAGATTCTAAAGATGAAGCTATGCATGATGAAGATGAAGACGAAGTCGAAGAAAAAATGCATGATGAAGACGAAGATGAAGTCGAAGAAAGAATGCATGATGAAGATGAAGACGAAGTCGAAGAGGGTGAAGATGAAGATGAAGATGACGTAGACGAAGACCTCGACCTTGAAAGTGTACTTAAAGAGCTTGAAGACAGCATCGAAGAAGACGAAGAAGTTGAAGAAGGCGCACATGAAGAAGATGAAGAAGATAAAGTTGATGAAAACGACGTATCTTCAGACATTGGTGCAGCTGATAACAAAGTTAACAAAAAAGCTGGCGATTCAACCGACATCGGTAACGCTGATAAAGCAAAACACACAGAGTCAGTAGATGAAGACATCGACCTTGACGAAGTGTTAAAAGCTTTAACTGAAGAAGATGAAGAAGAAGAAGTAGCAGAAGAAGTTAATGAAGTTACTCAACTTAAGTCTGAATTAGATGAACATCGCGAAGTAGTTAAGTATCTACGTGGTAAATTAAATGAAGTTAACTTGCTTAACGCAAAGTTGTTATTCACAAACAAATTATTCCGTGGATTTGGTTTATCCAATGACCAGAAAATGAAAGTTGTGGAAACATTTGATAGAGCAACTAACTTAAGAGAGGTTAAATTAGTCTACTCAACATTAGTTGAGTCATTTAAGACTAACCAGCCTGAAAAAATCAAAGAATCCAAAGGTTCAGCTTCTAAGCCTGTAGCCTCAACAAAATCTGAAAAACAAGAAATTATTTCTGAAGGTTCAGAGTTGAGAAACAGATTCAAGAAGTTAGCCGGGATTACTAAATTTAACAGTTAACATATTTCATTTGGAGAAATATAATGTCAAATAAATTAGGCACTATCGAAAAGTTGATGGACGGATACAATCCTGTTCGTCAGCGCATGGAGGAAACTAAAGGCTTAGTAAAAAAGTGGGAAGCCACCGGCCTTTTAGAAGGACTCCAAGATGAGCAGAAAACTCACGGTATGGCAGTTCTACTTGAGAACCAAGCACGTCAGTTAATCGACGAAGCATCTCAAGCAGGAACCAATAGTGATTCAGAACAGTGGTCAGGCGTTGCTTTACCATTGGTCAGAAAAATCTTTGGTGAATTAGCCGCACAAGAGTTTGTTTCTGTTCAGCCAATGAACCTACCATCTGGTCTTATCTTCTATCTTGATTTCAAGTATGGAAGTGCACAGGCTGGATTTACAAGTGGTAACGATGTATTCGGTATTACTTCAGGTTCTGGCGACCCAACTGCTGGATTATATGGCGCAGGTCGTTTCGCTTACTCAGCAAATGACAATGCATCATCAGCTCAATCAAAAGGAACATCTGTATCAGATGGTACTTATACAACTGGCTCAGTAACATTTTCTGATGTTGATTTTGAACCAGACCTATCCGCATCTGTATCAACTGGTGCTGATGCTGACAATGGATTAATGAAGATTAATGTTGCAACTGCAGCATTGAGTGGATATGATCCTGAAGGTATAAGAGCATTTAACATTTCTGGTTCAAACTTTGATGAGTTCTTCCCAGCACATACTAAATTAAACGCTGCTGAGACTGAAATCTCATTTATCGTTAAGAAAGACAGAGCTCAAACACTTGTTGGTAACGTCGTTGTTGATTATCATAAGCAACCAACTGAT